GCATCAGACCTGCGGATCCCCTCACAAGTCATCAATCAATACAGCAACAAAGCAAAAACTCCTAAAGGAATTGACCTATGAGCCATAATTGGGTAGAAGTGTATCGTCCTAAAATCACCGAAGAGTACGTTTTCCAAGACGATGCGATCAAAAATTTGGTGGACCAGTGCGTTGCTTCTGGAAACATGAACAATCTGATGTTCTACGGCGTTCGGGGTACTGGGAAAAGCACGCTGGCGAACCTTATCATCAAGGGCATGAAGATCCCCCAAACTGATGTACTAAAGGTCAACTGCTCCGATAAAAAGATCGACTTCATTCGTGATGTGATCATTCCTTTCGCGAATACTATGGCCGATGGAGACTTTCGTGTTGTTCGCCTTGAAGAATTCGACTTTCTAAGTAAAGATGCTCAAGCACTGCTTCGGTCATTTATGGAAGAAGTTCATGATAATTGCCGTTTTATCGCAACCTGCAACTATCCAAACCGAGTTCTACCCGAACTTCGCTCACGTTTTACCGAATTCAACTTCAAGTCACCAGATATGTGCCAACTGGTGGATCGAGTTCTGAACATCCTGGAAACGGAGGGCGTTCAGTACGATGAGGATGCGGTGATGGGTATCATCACTGATTACTATCCCGACATTCGCTCGATCATCAACTATCTGGAATCGAATTCGGTTAATGGCAAGTTGAACGTAGCACAAAATAATGCCGTCGCTCCATGGAAGGAACAGTTGTCAATTGCGTTCACGCAAAAAAACCTGTTCAATCAACGTAAGGTTCTGGCAGGAATGTCTACGGATGACATTCCGGAATTGCTTTCATTTCTCACTGAAATGTTTAGTGCAGATGATAAGTTGGCGCGAGGTGGGATTCCGATTATCGCAGAGACCGAGTATCGCCTATCGTTCGTTGGTGATGCCGAGCTTCAACTGGCATCAATGCTGATTTATCTCGATCAGGTTCTGCAATCATGAGTTCTAAATTCGACATTTTTCCACTTATCAAAAAGTTGAACATTGGGAATGTTAGAGCTTTTGAGCAGTTGTCTCCCGATGAACAACAACAGGCAAGTCCATTTATGGCAATGAAATTCATGAGTGGATGTATGGATAAGGGGCAAATTGTTGCCCTTAATCAAGTGGTTAATCCATACATTTTTACTATGAACAATAAGCCGCTTCTTTTCAAGCTACTAGCAGTATCGGCCAGTAAGCGTGTGAGTCAGGTCAAATGGCCGGGACAAATGAAAGAAGAAAAAAACTTGCCAATTACAATCATCTCTAAATTTTATGATTGTTCCTGCCGTGAAGCAAAGTTGATGCTCCCGAATTTTACATTAGATCAAATTGTTGAAATGGCAGAAACTGTCGGTTCGTCTGATGAAGAAATTAAAAAGCTAAGGAAGCCTTGATGTCTAAATGGAAATGTCCGCATTGTTCTAAAGAATATACCAACGAAAAGCGTTTCTTCACGCATACTGGCAAGTGTCCGATGAAAGAAAAAATTGATCGGTGTAGGACACTCCAGGGTTCAATTGCTTTCTCCGCATACAACTATTGGATGAAGAAAACTCGAAAGGGCGAGCAAACTATTGAGACCTTTATTTCAAGTAGGTTCTTCACTTCATGTATGAGATTTGCGGAGTTTTATCTGGAAACATCTGTCGGGTCTATGGAAAAATACATAGACTTTATGATCAAGAGGAATTATGACTTTACGATGTGGTCTTCCCATGTGGTGTTTGCGGAGTATGTCTATCACTATGATTCTATTCATCCACCGATAGATCAATGGAACCATTCCTTTGATCTAATCGAGCAGCGTTGCATTGATTACAATTGCTCTCCAACAGAAGTATTCAAACATATTGGATTGGACGATATGATGATACTAATTATCCGACGCAAGCTATCAAATTGGTATTTGTTGCTGTCAAAGGGTTTTTGGGATTGGATGGGGACGTTGCCGCCTGAACAAAAGAATAAAGTCTTGTCGGCAATGAAACCGGACTTGTTTTTTAACGTGGTCAGTGCCAACCCCGCTCTTCATCGGGAATTGTCTGACCTAACAAAAGCGGTAGAGGGCATAAATTGAAAACTATTGGTGATATTGACATTGATGTAAAGTCGTCCTTTGAACGATCTGTTTTTGGTTGGACCCGAGCATCAATTTATGAAGCAGAAAAACAAATACTAAAACCGCACCCGGTTGGGTGCCACCCGCAGCAAATAGCAGTGGATCCTATGACTAAATTAGCTGCGTTGCCGTATGAAAGTGCGGAGGCCGCAGGGTACGCCAAGGTTGACTTTCTGACACTAAACATCTATGATCGGGTTGTAGACAGGGAGGAATTGCTAAAATTCATTTCGGAAGAGCCTGATTGGTCGATGCTTCAGGATGAAAAGGTTCAACCCAAGCTGTTTCAACTACATGGTCATGGTGAAATTCTGAAGCAACTGAAACCAAGTTGTCTCGCCGATGTTGCGGATATTTTGGCCTTGGTTCGCCCTGGCAAAATGAAGCTAATTGGCTTGTACAGCAAGTCCAAAGACCTTGCTCATGATGTGCTGTGGGAAGTTTCCTCGACTGGATATCAATTTAAAAAGTCCCATGCTTATTCATATGCCATGGTGATTCAGGTTCAACTTCACTTAATCAAACAAGGGAGAATGTGAGTGGAAAATATCGTTGGGGTGCTTAAATTCGGTTCTTCTTTGTACGGAACCCGAACCGCCAATTCTGACACTGATTTCAAAATCATCTATATGCCATCTTTTATGGAGTTTATTGATGGTTCTTATAAAGGTGTTTTCAAACAAAAGTTCAATGCTGACGGCTCACTCGCTGGTCCAAACACCGTAATGAACGCTGGTTGCTGTGAGAAGGAATACGTTCCCATTCATGAGCTGTTCAACATGGCAGCAAAAGGTGAAGTGCAATCAATCGAAGTCATCAACGGGTTCATTTCTGGCCGGTTTGAATTTATTGATGGTGAGTTTTATGAATTGTGCGTGGAATTTATGAGGCGGTATTCTTCTAAAGTCCCACACAAAAACATGGTCGGATTCGCAAAAAAGTCTACATTGGATTATGTTCTTCGAGGAAAACGATACGAAAAAATTAATAGCGTTATTGATTTTCTGCTTACTGAAGAACAACTAATGGATGCGGAAATACCCGGAATGTCTACAAAGACAAAAAAGCTATCATTGATTATTCAGGGGGAATCTACGTTTGACAGAATGCGTCGGCGGTTTGATAATGATTCAGGTGTAACTTTCAAAATGATCCCCCTCAACAGCGTGCAAGAGTGCGAAGCTTTTGAAGTTGCTGGTCGGACATTCCCAATTACAACCAGCATTAGTCATGTAATTGCCAGTTTGATTTCTACTAGAAATGGGTACGGCCATCGTTCTATTTCTGCGGGAGATGTTGAATGGAAGTCAATGTCTCATGCCATTCGTGTTTATCGTCAGGCAATAGAGTTGGCAAATACGGGAAAAATTTCATTCCCTCGACCGGATTCCGTGGAATTGTTAGCCATCAAAAATGGTGAAGTGGATTTTGAAGTGGTAAAGGATCTTCTGGAAGGGCTCGACAATGAATATAATCAATTACCAGCTTCAACAAAAAGTGTAGACATTTCCGACTTCATTAAGGAAAGAGTGTTCCCGTACATTGAATCAACCAATCTCGCTGACGCCAACTGATGGCAGCTCTTGACGTTCAATAATTCGCCTGCGTTTAATTTTAGACTTCGGGCTCATGTTGAATTTGTAGCTGGCACCAATAAGCCGAGTTACACCCGTCACTTCAAAACTCTTGAAGATGGTGGATGTGTGCTCGGCAACACCAAGTCTTGCAAATAAAAATGACAGTGGTTCTCGTGGTTCTTCCGCCCATTTTGAAATAATAGGGATTAAGACTTCGAGGTTCATTTTCTTTTGAATAGCATCGTCCAACACATATGCATAGATCATGTTGTCGATCATGTTGTCAAGAACTACTAAATGACGGCGACCGTCATATTCTAAAACACTCAGAAATGAAAAGTCGGTAAGGTTTGCGCCTTCAACGATGAGTTCTGGAATATCTCTTTTAGCCATTTCGATTTTTTCAATATTTAGGAGCGAAATTTGAGTATTTCTACCTTTTCCAATCTGATTGATGTATGCCAGCAAACTTCTGGCAAGGGTTCACGTAATGTAATTTCGCAAGCTATTTCCAATTTGGATAGCTATGGCCAAAAGCTATGCCATTTGGCACTGAATCCATACATTACGTTTGGCATCAAACAAGTCCCCGAACCCGACTTCCAGTCAACCAATGATGCCGATTTGGAATTATTTTTCGATCTTTGTGCCAAGCTTGAAAGTCGCGAGCTGACTGGCAATAGGGCTAAGGGCGCAATCATGGACTGCCTAATGGAGTACACTGCCAAAACTGCAGAATTGCTGTCCCGTGTTCTGCGAAAAAATCTTCAGGCGAATTTCAACGTCAAGACGTACAATCAAGCTACAACTGGGGAAAAGATTCCTATGTTTAGCGTAATGCTTGCTGATAAGATCGAACAAGATGATGAGCTTGTTGAGCTACTAAGTGATGGTCTTATTGCTGATTACAAGTACGATGGTGTGCGAACTATTGTTATTGCGGACGGCGCCGACTTCAAGTTTTTTAGTCGAGAGGGCGTGGAAATGCCATACTGTCAGGGACTATTTGATGAAGATTTGACTAAGATTTACAATAAATATGGCGCATTTGCATTGGACGCCGAACAATTCAACGGTACCTGGGAAACAACTATGAATGCTCGCAAGAGTGGTGATAGTAGTGCGAAACAGAATCTGGGATTGAAAGCTTTTTTCATTATGCCACTTTCAGATTGGATGGCACAAAAGACTGAAATCACAATGCTTGAGAATCGTCATACCCTGCAATACCTAATCCACCATCTGGATTTGAGTAAGATCGTTATCACTGGTGCGAACATGGTTAGTACCGTAGCCGAGATTAAGGAAATGTTGGCCGAAGTGACTACGCCAGAATTTGATGGCATCGATAAGGGACATGAGGGCCTGATTCTCAAAAACCCAAACGCAACATACCAGTGGAAGCGTAGTATTGACTGGTGCAAGATGAAAAACTTCTACGATGTTGATCTGCAAGTATTGGAAGTTCTTCCCGGTAGACCAAATACCAAGTACGCAAACGTTCTGGGGAAGGTTAGGGCTCGTGGTTATCTTGAAGATGGCAGTCTGGTAGAAGGATTGGTTGGCTCTGGATTCAATGACGAACAGCGCAAGCGGTTCTTTGAAAATCCAGATGAGATTGTAGGGATGACTATTGTCGCTTCTTATCAAGAGGTAACCAAACCATCTGCGAAATCACCAATTCCAAACCTTAGGTTCTGCACATTTACCAGAATTAGAGACGACAAGACTGTCGATCTTGAAGAATGAAAAAAGCCGGCTTATGCCGGCTTTTTTGTGACCTTAATTTTAAGATGTAGTAAAATTATGAAAATTCGTAAGTCGTCTTCAAGAGCGAATTTTGGACATTGATATGAGATCGTATCTTGTACCAAGTCGCCGGTCCAAAAGTTGTCAACTTTTTGAATAGAGAAACGAATATCCATCTGGCGTTCAGCAGTCTTTATTTTCTCAAAAAGAGATACATTACTGGATAATGGGCCAAAAAACATGGGCATTCGCTCTGATATAAAACGCTGGAATGTTAGCTTTTTCTTGTGCTCATTCCATTCATCCAACAAATCTGCTACCGGGTCGAATGTATTAGTTTTCAACTGTATTACGTTCGCCATGTTTTAACTCATGAAGTCTATCAAGTTTCTCTTTCAACTGCTCAATTTTATCTACACTATCAAGATTTGTTATGAGGTTATGTATCTGCTCTATGATGCTAAAAATTTGCTTCTGCTTGTGATAGTGAGAGAAATCAACAATAGACATTTTAGCGAACAGGTTTTATAACTCTATTTAGTTTGGAGAAAATAGACCTCACTAAATTCAGCATGGACAAAAGTTGAACACTTTCGCAGTGCCTATAGACAGTTAAATACCATAAATGTCTATCAAAAATGGAACTGCTAAATCAACTTTTAAACGAATCAACTTCTGAAGTCTACCACTTCACACAATTCCCAAGAGCACTATCTATCCTAAACAATGGCGCATTTGTTTTGACGCCCACATTGAAGGACATAGAAAAGCGCGTCCACAAAAAAGCTGGTATTAGTCCGAAGAAAGATACCTTCTTTTTATCTACAACGCGAAGCCTTGTTGGTAGTTATCACATGAGGGATAATCAAGGAATTTTGTTCACATTAGACGTTTCAAAACTAAAGCAGTACGGAACATTGAGATCAGTGGTGTATTATAAGGAAGAGCTGGAAGAGCGTTTGGTTTCCACAGAATCAGAAATTCCAGTTTCAGTAATTTCTGGTGCTAAAATACTTATCCACCGGAATACACCCGCTTCGGGCCTAAGCACCATTCGTAAAATCGTAATGAAGCTAAAGCAGCTTGGGGTGCCAATTAAGTTTGTTGACGATCCAAAAAATTGGACACATC